ATATCAACCTCCTTTATCCGATAATAAATAGTCTACATGACTAAGCATAACCTAGATCAAGGGTTTATCCCCTATAAAGATGACATAATTAAATGCATTAAGACGGAACTAGATAATCCCCATGGACCTAGTTTTTCAGGAAGTATGCACACTTCAATATTGTTGGGAGCCGATGCATATAAAGAGTATTTTGAAATTCACGGCTATAACTTTTCAATACAATCATACATAGGGCCCGGTAGAAATTGGGTAGGTGATGATAGATATAATGAAGCAATTCGTATTATAGGCGATTATATATGGGAAAAAGCACAAGAGGCCGGCAAAAACAAATTTGTTTTAAAATGTGCATCAGAAGGTTATACCTTTTTAGATTTAAAAATTTGGTCTGATGTATTTGAATACATTAATCATGGATACTTAGTAGGTGATGATAAACCAGACATAGTAACTATGAACCATTTTGCAATGATTTGGGCATGTGCTCCTCATACAAAAAACTATCGATATATGATAGAACACAACAAAAAATATAAATTAATGTTGCATATGGCTCAGATATGTACTAACGGATTAGAAGATACACTTAATAGTCAATGGTCTAGGGCCAATAAAGAAGAACAAAAAACATTAAGAAAATTAAACAGTAAACCAAAAATTAAACCCTATAAATTTTTGTTTTACAACAACCATCCTAAAATAAACAGAATTTATTTTGTAGGTCAAATAATTAGACGAAATTTACATGACAAAGGAATGATGTCATTAAACATAACTGAAGATCAGTGGTGGAATTGTATTGAACAATATGCTGATCCTGACAATGATTTTATTCAAGCCTTTTTCCCTGAAACAGGGCCAGACGTGTTTCAAGCATTGATTAATAACAAAGATTTGACCTTACAATTAAAAGGTTTAGGAAGCAGAGATTACCAAGGCACCAATCAATTTGATTTAAATAATTTTCATATGGACCAAGATCAATGGATATCTTTAGGTGAAGATACTATTGAACATGTAAATAAATGTTATTTTGCTATTATTACCGAAACAAAATACTTACAAGATGTAACTAATAAAACTCATCCAAACTTGTATAGTTCCGGCTGGAAGGTGCAGAGGCCAACCGCTATCTACGAAGAAAAGGAAGTAATTGACCATGAGTATGAATTTCCATGTACTATAGATACTAACTTTATAGATTGTATTACATTTACTGAAAAAACATATAAATTTATTATGGCAAAAATTCCTTTTATTTTGTGTGGCATGCCCGGTGCGTTAGCAGTATTAAGAGAAACAGGATACAAGACCTTTTCGCCATGGATTAATGAAGCATATGACTTGATCGAAAATGACGAAGATAGAGCAGTTGCAATTGCTGATGAAATCGAAAGGCTATGTTCTATGAATGATGAGTGGTGGTTAGACGCCCAAAAAGAACTTATCCCTAGACTGGAATACAACTTTCAACATCTTATTGCATCTAATGGAAGGTGTCAACAAACCTTCAGATTTGCAATCGGCGCTCACACCGAAGATTAATTTACCCAATTTACCCATAAAGGCTTGCAATATACGTATATTTTGCGTATAATAGCATATTATTAAATGATAAATAAGAGACTCATATGAAATATGCCCTTATAGATACGGCAAACACGTTTTTTCGTGCCCGTCATGTCGCAAGTCGGAATTCAAATACTTGGGAAAAGATAGGTATGGCACTGCATCTACAGTTAGCATCTGCTAATCAGGCAGTGCGTAGGTTTGGTATTGACCATGTTGTATTTTGTTTAGAGGGTCGTTCATGGCGTAAAGAGTTTTACACACCTTACAAAGCAAATCGTAAGGTAGCGGCACAGTCATTGACTGAAGCGGAACAAGAAGAAAATGAAATGTTTTGGGAGACTTATGAAACATTTACAACGTATCTCAAGGACAAGACTAACTGTAGTGTCTTACGAGATCCCAATGCTGAGGCTGACGATTTGATTGCTCGTTTCATTGCATTACATCCTGATGATGAACATGTCATTATATCTAGTGACTCAGATTATGTTCAACTTATCGCAGAGAATGTACATCAATACAATGGCGTGTCTAATCAGTTTATCTGCTTAGATGGTTACTTTGATGACAAAAATCGTCCAATCAAAGACAAGAAAACAGGTGAACCCAAGTTACTTGAAGACCCTGCTTATCTACTCTTTGAAAAATGTATGCGTGGCGACACTACTGATAATGTGTTTAGTGCATATCCAGGTGTACGTAAGAAGGGTACAAAGAACAAAACAGGTTTGCTAGAAGCATATGCAGATAAAGACAAGGGTGGATTCAACTGGAATAACATCATGTTACAACGTTGGACTGATCATAATGAAGTCGAACATAGAGTACGTGATGATTATGAACGCAATCGTGTGTTGATCGATTTGACAGCACAACCCGAGGTTATTAGAAATCAAGTTGATACTACTATCAAAAATGGCGTAAATGAAAAGAAAGAAGTCCCTCAAGTAGGTGTACACTTTATGCGTTTTTGTGGTAAGTATGAACTTAACAGAATCAGTGATCAAGCAGATAGTTATTCTAAATGGTTGAACGCACCATATTCAGGGAAACTAGTAGATGGTTAAAACTGAAAATAAAATTTACGTTTACGAACTTAATGGAGAAAAAATGATATTAGATGTAGAATTGACTGCAAAGCCCGTCAAAGATGATGAGTTTTGGATTTTAAAAGACGGCGAAAGAAAAGTCGGTAATGTTTGTGCAAACAATGTAGGAACATTTAACGTTACTTTACAAGACGAAGTATTTGAATTTGAGTCTATCAAAAAGATTCAAAAGAATACCAAAATTAAGTTTGTGGCACCCAAAGAATCTAAGAAACAAACAGAGACACCTTACCCAGAGTATCCTACTACAGCAAGGACATATAACTCTGTGTATGATGTAAAAAGAGGTCTTCATGTTTTTACAAAAACAAAAAAATCAAAATGTTTTCATGCCGCAGGTTATTTTGTAGTCGAACATAATGGCATCGAACAAGTAATATTTTGTCCAAAATATATCTTTATTCAAAGATATCCCTATCAAGGACCATTTAAAACACGTGAAGAAGCAAAAAATCTGATAAATATATAAGCATATTATGTTACGCATAAAAGATTTTGTGAACACGGTATCATTGGGAGAAACGAAAAGGAAAACTACTATTGTACTTCCAATCGAACAAGCCAAAGGTTTACGTGATGAATTAGTTATGTTGTTAGCAGATTTGCATGAATTAAAAAAGGAAAAGGATAGTGAAGAAACAATTAGTGTACAAGTTAAAGGCGGCTCTTTCAAGTGAGTAGAAGCCAACCCCATGTCATATTGGAGTATGTCGATAAAGAAACATACAAATGCGATCAAATTATCGAAGCATCAGGTATTTGGGCTGTATACTATGATGATCAGCCCATTAACCTAAAATCCTCACATTATCTAAATGACGATGCGGCCCCAAAGTATAAGAAAACTAGTTTCTCTAATCCGGGACATGCAAGAAATCTGTGCCGTAAATTGAATTCTCAATTTAAAACAGATAAATTCACAGTAGTATTTTTAAACTCCGGACGTATTGTTTATCCGGATGATCTTTCCTAAATCCAAAGAAGAAATAACTAAAGCAGTTCTTAAAGAAATACCTGAAGGTGTTGTGCCTTCTAATATGCCTATAGGAGACATTGTATTTAAAATATGGTTAACAGGTAGGGGAGGACAAGGCTTAAGACTAAGTGAAGAAGGACTTAGATTATTTGATTTAGCAAAACTTGAATACTATGATTTTGAGTTGGGACTTAATCCTAAAACAATGCACAAAAGAAGAATTATTGCTCCGGAAGCATTTATACAAGAAATTATAAAAAAGATTAAATGTCCATATTATCTCGGAGTCCATAAGTTAAGAGATAAAAAAGGTGAACCTTTTATCAGAGTGTATGATCATAAGACAGCCATGATGATTACATTACATGGTAATTTAAGAGAATATTTAGAGTCTGTATGACACTTTATGACACTTTCAATTTACATACAGCCCTTATTTCTTCCGTGGTATGACACTTTATGACACTTGCTACGAAAAGTATCATAATTAACAATTAGGTATAAATAGAGTTGTAGGAGGGTCCTACATAGTAGTATTTTTTGCACAATCCTAAAATCCTTTTTTAGGGTGCCTAAAATCTACATCCTTTGCAATACACACACGGAGACAACATTGAAGAAATTCTTAAGCATTAAGCAACACTGTTCGTTTGATGGAGAAAAACTAGGGGAAGTAATGTTATTTGTAACAACGACTTGGATCATGGTTCACTCAATCGGACAAATTGGTATTTAAAATCCAATAGCAGTTCCTCAAAGAAAAGACTCAGAAAAACAAAAATGCCCATTTCGCAAGATTTGGGCATTTTTCTATTGACTTCGGGCAATATTTTATGTATACTGTATAAACACTTGACACATATAGGTACACAAAATGACATTTTTTAAACATATTACACTCATTCCTTTACTAGCAATCATCACTGCATGTGGTGGCGGTGGAGGTGGTGGTGACACTGCAGGAGCAATCATCGGTGGTACAATCAGTGGTGGCGGTAGTAGCGGTGGCAACAATT